TTGCTATTGTAGCAGTTGTTCCAATACAGGCTCTTGTTGGGGTTATTTTTAAATTTTCAAATACCTGTATTGTAAAGGTTTGGCTTAAAGATACTAACCCTTTACAGAAAAATGGTTTTGAAATGACACTTATTGCAGGTTGTGTTGCTGACACTTGAGTTCTAACATTCAGATTAATCTTTTTACCATTTTCTCCGTCTGTGGCATATAAGGAGTAGTCATTATCTCCAGTAAATAATTCGTCATATATTTTAGTATTATCCCTTATAATTAAGTAGTCATCAGTAGTTTGTTTATCAGTATCTAACATAACATACATAGATAAAAATGCTTCATTTTCAGAAATATCTGATATTCCAGTTTGTTGAAAATATGAAGATTTCATATCATAAGTTTTATTTTCATCCATTAATTTAGTGTATCTGCTTGATAATTTATTAAAAGTAATCTCTTCTGGACTAAAATCATACATACATACTTCATTAGGTTGCATGATTCTATATGCTCTATCATCAGTTAATTCTTTATCTGTTATTAAAATATGAGTTTCAGAATTACTCTGGTCTATTTCATGGGAAACAATATAAACAATATCATCTGGAAATCTCTCATTCATGTAAGTAACGCTGGTTTCAGTTCCAGTAGTCCCTAGAAGTGCATCCTTTTCCATAACCAAATAACAACCA